AAGCGGGCGAGAATGATCATACACAGCATTGCCATCAGCATCCTTGCCAGCATACCGCGTATGGTTCTTGACATGATGAATCGTGGAACGGAACTGTTCAATAGAGGGAAACCTAATCAAGTGCAATCTCCTTTTCTTTGCATGGCATATCTTCCGCACCAAAATCTACGATATAAGGAAAGGGAAGATAATCTTCCAGAACATCAACCACTGTTCCTACTTGATTTTCGTTAACAAGTCCAATATCTCGCGTGGCATACACCCTATCACCAATCTTAAACATAATCTTCTTCCTCATCTTCAATCAAGAAACCTTCACCACCACAAACGACGCAAGTTTCACCATATTCTACACCACTGCCACCACAGACCATACAATCAATAGGATTGCAGCCACGACGACCATACGCATCTTCATACACATCAGGATCAATCATAAAGACTCACTTATAAAGTTCAAGAGGATGAACGACCGTCAGTTCTTCTTTGACATATAGCCAGAAGGGTTCAGGAAAAGGCGGAGCATATTCACGCCCATAGAACACTTTGATCAACTTGCCATCGACATCGGCGACAACACCAACGCGATCCTTGTTGGGCCAAATGCACGAGCGGACCGAATCACCAACTTTAATCATAAAAAATCTTCCTTTCGCTGTCTGATAACTCATCATATCAAAAGGGAGATAAATGTCAACCAGTTTTTTCAGAAAAAATCAGATATCGTCCAGATCGATAGCCTTGATGCCTGGATACTCTACATGATTGATTTGTTGGAACTTTTGTTCATCTGGCCATGCAGATAGGTAATCGTTATCCTCGTTGAAGACCTTAAGATATTCTTCAGGAGAAACTTCGCGTCCACTAGAGATAACCTCACCGATATGATATTGTGACATTTCACGCCAGTCATCATCATAGATTTCTGTCTTTACCGCTACTTCATTCTTAGCATCTTCAAGAGTATGTGCTTCTACCGCATAACGCATACGATGTGAAGAAACAGTTTCAATAATAAAGATTGCCATGATTAATCCTTACTCCAATCTTTACTCACACTCGCACGAGTAACAAGAAGCGATACTAGAATGGAGATGCCCCAAGCTTGGATCCAACCAATAGGTCGCAAAATAGTCATAGCAGGAACAAGATCAGCATTCCATAGCCACATAACAGGCCATGACATCAACAGACCATAAGCACAACCGAGAACGATAGTGCCAAAAACAGTAAACAAACCAATAATAAACTTATCCATAATCATTACCTTCCATAAAAAACAGTTTTAGCGTTTGTTGTATTTGTAAACAGATACCAAGCACAGTTGTCTTTCCCGCTTGTCTTGCTTCCCTCAATCCACTTTACACGACCCACAGATACAACCATTTCGCAGCGTTTCATCAGCGCGGATGATTGCTTGGTGTGCATCCAGTCTGCATCAAACAGCAGCCAAGTGGGAAGTTGATTGCTGAAGTGTTCGATCATGGGATGAAGAATCTTGCGATCCCAAGGTGGATTGGTGATGATGTAATCTATATTCCATCCATAATATACTGGATTGAACTGAATATCAAGAGCATTTGACTGTAGAATCCACTGTTCTTGTGGTTCAATGTCCCATGCTTCAATACAAGTATGATTGTGATAATCAAGATGATCAATCAATCTGCCATCGCCAGCGCATGGTTCATAGAAGTTAGAATACTTCTTCAGATGTGGCAACAGAGGCAGAACGGCTTCCATCGGAGTAGGATAGAAGTCACGTTCTACTCTGTCAAAGTCACTTCGTTTACCCATTATAACCACTCATAACCTTCGTCCTCTAATGTATAACAAACATGCTTGATATCAAACGCTGCAATAGCGCGCATACAGCCTTCACACGGCTTAGCCAATCCCTGAGTGATCATAGGTTTCTTGCTATGTGTCCACTTACACCGATAGATGTAGAGTTTGGATTTAGCCACGGTATCAGCATCATGCCTACGCAGTGCGTTAGCGATTGCATCTATTTCTGCATGGAGATATATAGCTTCTTCATGTTTTGCATATCTGCCTTGAAGTGGATGCGTTTTGTTCTTGTTAGTGCCAATCGCGATGATTTCGTTTTTGTAAACGAGAGCAGCGGCTATCTTGGCCCTAGCAAACGGTTCCGAGGCTTCAGCAACCTTGCTGAGGACCTTCATAATCTTCATCGAAATCTTCATCGAGAATCAACACCCAACCGCGAATAGGATCATAATATGTAATATTGTCAAGTAGATCATATACTTCTGAGAAGTGTGTTAGTGCTTCAAAGGATGAGAATGATTTTTCCGTTTCCATCAAGCAACACTCCAATCATAGTCATCTTGTGTCATGACAGTTTCATTACCATCATACTCATCAATACGATACAGAGTACCAGCAGGAAGTTCTTTGATCAGCAGCTTGGCGTAAATATCATTAGCAGCATCACCAAGTTCTTCTACAACCTGAACCAAAGCAGGATCGGTACGACTAATACTACGGTCGCTGAAAGTTAGTTCATCCGAACGGCGGTAGTCACGTTCTTTATGGCATTCCTCATAGATACGTTCCCATTCTTCCAAAGGAACAGTAGTATACGAATAACCCCAGCTACGATGATCGTACAGAGTGATTCCCTTGATTTCAGCATAACGCATAACAGCCTCATGCGATAGACCGAAACCACCATAGGAAGAGTTGTAAACAATCTTAGTCATTTCACTTAGCCTTTCGGATGAGACGCGCAACGTCTTTGTCAAGAAAATCACCAGTAGTGTACCAAACACGCGATGCAACGCAGTCAGTCACGGCCAGAGCGCATATGTCAGCGTTCGGGCATGTATCGCAGGGAATATCGCGAACGTTCTCTGGAGTGTTTAGGATCATCTTGGAAGCAGTGCAGACACCGTTCATGAAAGATGTGTCTGTTGAAACTGAAAAATAATCTGCGTTCATGACAATCTCCGTTTTCTATTATGTATACCTAGCACGATTCGCGATTAATGTCAACCGTATTTTCGATCATCGAAAAGATTTTCGATCTGACTCACCATAAAAGCCAGCATCATATTCGTTAATCTGCTCTGGGGTCATATCAGACTTTTCCACAAGAGGTGATGCATACGTAGCTTTTTCATAAAAGTGTGGCTTGTAGGGGCGACCATAATAGGCATCAGCACTACCACGATCATAAGGACCACCGTGACGATGATTAAAAGACATTATTCGCCCTCCACAAGCTTGAAGCCAAACGTATCAACCTCAAAAACTTCACCATCAATGATCATACGGTCACCGACCATAGACGAGCGATGACCCCACTTTTCGCCGGCGAAACAGTCAAGAGGCTTTACAACAATCACATGAGGATTGAAATCGGGATTCTCATAAAGTTCGCCCTTATAATCGATCATTCGTTCCATCGACCAGGAACCACCGATGTTCTGAGTGTGACGATAGGCATATTCCAGAGCGTCTTGTACTCCCATATTATCAAACATGTAGCTTGACAGATCAATCGTAGCCATATGCTCAAACCAACGATTGCCGAGACCGTCGCGATCAAAATGAAGAACTTGAACTTCCATAACGAATCACCTTTTCTCTTTGCTACATTCTCACCATACACGATTCGTGAATAATGTCAAACGAAATCTTCGAGAGCCTTGACCTGAATCGGAGTGGCGATGCGAAGAAACTTCCGAATGGTTTCAGCGGCTAGCGTGTATTCTTGCATTTCTAGAAGTTCCATTTCTAGTAGAAGTTCATTAACGATTTCAGTAACAGTCATTTCAGTTTCCTGTATTACACATGGGTTTGCCGTCACGATCCAGACGAGGAAGCCCATAAAAGATTGTGAATAAAGCCAGAGGAATGCCGGCTGCATATAGAAAAGTTTTCATTTACTCACCTGTGTAAAAGAAATAGAATCGTATTCGTCATCATTATACCTTTTCGCCCAATCGGACTTCACCTTTTTCCGAAACACAATCTGGTCTTTGTTTTCTTGATAAAACTTTCGGGCTGCGGCGTCAACACCATAACTGTCTACCGATCGAACTTCAAAGAAGTCCGACACCAGTTGACGGACGTATGTCACCCGAAATGTCTTCAGTTTCTTCTGCTTCTTGATATGTGCCTTCAGATTATCTTTGGCATCACGACCATTGATAATAGAACAAAAAGTCTTTTCATCAGTGTCAGCTAGTGGTCCCCATGATTCTGGGGAACGATTTCGTACTTCAACAGTCATATTAATGCAAAATCCCATACAAGAGAACTAGGTAGATAATAGCATTGACGGTAACCAAAGCATTATCTTTCAAATAAATGCCAACAAAAGTCCAGATAAAGGCACCGACCATTCCAAACATCATATCAGCATCGCGATATCCCAATGCTCGACATAAAACAGAAATTAACACGAACGCGGTACCCAACCACTTATAGAAATTTATCATCAGATAACCTTTCCATCAAGAACAAAGTAGTTGTGAGCGCCATGCTCACCGTAATGAAACGACAGAAGACCATCATCTTCAAAAATCTGAAGAGGAGCGCGACCAGCAGCAATCTTGGCAAAATATTCGTCAACGCTGTAGTGCTTCTTCAGAACCGCAACAAACTTAGCCTTGTTGACTGGACCACGATGCTTGAAGCGGGCGACAAACTTACGTTCGCCGTTGTGGTTGTAGTGAAGGTATCCACCGTGATATTCGAAGTTGGCTTTTTCAAACTTGACCATGACGAATCACTTTCTCTCTCTGTCTACTTTCTGACAATAGACGATTCGCGATAAAATGTCAAGCTAGATTCGTGTGGAAGTTGATCCGTCAGGATAAAAAATGATAAGATATTTTTGTTTTTTGACAGCATAATCATGTGTGTACCATGTGCCGCCATTAGGTTGCCACTCCATCTGATGTGGTACCACCATGAGAATATCACACTCATCAACGATGTTACGGTTTCGAGCAAAATAAGACAGTGGATTGCGATGCTGGTGCGAATGATGATAAGCACGAAGATCATCTTTAATAGGCGGATGATTAACAATATAGTAACCAAGACTAGAGGCCAAGATTGCTACTTCAACGTCTACACCAACACAATCGCCGTGATGAAGTTCTTTAGCATCTAGACTTTTTAACCAAAACTTAACGGCATCATATTGAGATTCGGTCATTCCTGAGCGAGTTCCCGTTACACCAACTTTCATATTAAATCTCCACGTTTTTGTAAACTATATGATTTGGTCCATGCTCACCATAGACACATCTAGCGATTCGTTTTGCGTCTTTGAATGACTTTGCGTTCAGCCCGATATAGTCGATATCGGTTTCACGACCCGATTCTTCTGTTATAAAAATCAGAAAATAGCGTTTCTTAAACTTTGGTGATTTGTCCACGAGTTAATCCGTGATAATCGTAGTATGTGTTGATGACATTGACTGCTTTTCCAATCCACTGGTTTCTTCTTTGGATGAACAACTGAGGTTCGCTGTTCTCTACTGCAATGATAACAACAAGATTATTCACAGGTACACCAGTTAGTTCTTCATACATGACCGCATAGATGGCCATCTGCATGAAGTATGTATCAATCCACTCCTCTTTCTTAGGTTTATCTGATGTCTTGAAGTCGATGATAGACCTACGGTCATCAAAGTCTGCAATAACGTCAGCAGTTCCAGCAACTCCAAGATGATTGGAGTACATCTGCAACTCAACACCAAGAACATTGTCAATACGATCAATAAACTTTTGAATGGATGTAAACAAAAACAATGCAAACGGATCTACTTTGTCTTTGTCAATCTCTTTATTGTGTAGATAATCTTCACAGATAGCATGAACTTTGGTACCACGACTAGAAGTTCTTCTCAAAACCTTTTGAACTTCTTCTTCACCTAGCCGCTTACGCCATTCTGCTAGTTGAGGCTTCTTATACCACCCTAGGACAGTGGTTACAGAAGGAACTTTAGAACCATCGGGGAGACGATAAAGTCTCCCCGTGTTCTCATCACCATCAATCCTGTCAATACTAGGCAGTGTTGTCGTGTTGTGTTTGAACTTTTTTTGTATCACGAAAATAACCAATCTGTTGTAGTTCTGCTAAAATAAACTCACGGACAAATCCAGAACGAACAATATCGTCCACATCAAACTCAACTTTTCGGATAGAAGGAATCTTATCTAAAACTCTCATCATAGATTTTAAACCAGACTCTTCATTATAACGAGAACTTGTCAAGTCATCTTGATTGATGTCACCGCATACGATAACTTTAGCATTTTCGCCAATACGTGTCAAGACTGTTTTAAGTTCGTTATAACCTAGATTCTGACATTCATCTAGAATCACAATAGCGTTGTCGATGGTTGTACCACGAAGGAATGATGTTGATTCGAACTCAACAATGCCTTTTTGTTTTAGGATGCTGTATGCGTCTCCACGCTTGAATAACTTTGCACAGATGGAGATATATGGCGCCTCAAAGACTTCCATCTTCTGAGCCGCGGTGCCAGGCAAGAAGCCGATGGACTTAGATGATTGTGCGCTTCTAATAATGACTACTTTACGAGGTTTGTTTAAGTCTTCCATTACCTCTTCAAGAGCAAGATAAAGACTGATGAATGATTTGCCAGAACCAGGAACTCCGTGGAGCAAAAGGTTCTTGCCATCATCATAGTATTCGAACGACCTGCGTTGATTGTCTGTAGCAGGTGTGATTTGAGATAAGTGCAGTTTCAGTTTATCTTCTGTGGTTCTCTCTTTGCTTTGTCTACTCTGTCTATTACGGTCTCGCTTTTCCGCTCTTGTCGTAGCCATAAGACTCCTTAATCGTTTTTACGTTAAGTCACCGGCACATTATGTCAAAGCACCACCAAGCTTCTTTTTTACTTTGTTGACAGCTTCGCGGGTCTTTGTTTCTTTAACACTCTTAGAGCCATGTTTCTCTGCGAGGGGAGAAAATGGATTAGCAGCGGCGATTCGACTTAGAACATCGTTCATTCCACTGTCTGTTTTTACACGATCACCAGTACCACCTACGAGCATAGGCATATGAAATACTTGCTGAATGTGTGGATTGTCTTGGAGAAACTGCTTGTGTGATGCATAAGACCACAACTCGTCCCACGTTTCTTGTGTTTCAGGAATGAGGTATTGGTACATTGGCATGTAGTTACTCCTTACGATTACTTATAAAATCAGTCTGCTTGCCGCGTGATAAAAGTCTTGCGGATTCTAGCTGGGCTGAAAAACTCATTGACAACATTGATAGCATCATCGATGTCATATTCACGGCAGGAGAAGATGTCAATATAACCTTCTCCTGTATGATCGTTGAAGTGTGCAATGATGTTGCTTGTCTCTATGAGTTGAATCACTGTCCATCCTTCTAGATGGACTTCATTGTGACCGAAATGTAGAATCTGAGGCTCACCATAAGGAATCATGTCAATACGTTTGACAAGTTCCTTTACCCAATGCTCTAGTTTTTCTGGATTTGTGATTGAAGCGATATCACATCCGCCGCAATCCAAAAGTAGGTGATAACCCCAATAACTCATTTACTCATCGTCTTCCATTTCTAATAGTTGGTCAATATCAAGTGTCCTGATCGCTCTATTTAGACGTTTTTGTTTCTTGTGTTCCCGATACTCTCGCAACTGAGAAGTATTGTTCACTTCGTCTTCTTCGTACCAGTCCTTGAACTTCATGACCTTCTTCTTATGCATTTACCGTTTCTTTCTTAGGGCGCCCGCGACCTCGTTTGACTGGGGCTGGTTCTGCTACTGTTGTATCTGCTTCCTGCTTAGGTGGAAGCAAAAGTGTGAATACACTACGAACGAGTTGTTCATCGATGTTTACATATGGAAGATTGCGATCCTTGACTGCCAAGATAAGTTTAGCATCAGCAGGATCAAGTGCTTCCAAAAAGTTTACGAACAATGCTTCACGCTTTGCCTTCGAGATGTTTGGATTTTCTGGCCCAACCCAAAGATACATCTTGCGGAAAGTGTTATAGAGCATTGCTTGCTGATCTAGAAACTGACATGGCTTGTATGGAGGTGCACCTTCTGGTAGAAGCCAGCGAACACCAGGATGATATGTCATCTTTAGGATTTCCATAAACGTAGGATTGTTTACGTTTGCGGCTAGCATACTACGACGCTTTTCGTAATCTGGTTCAGCGTCAATCTTATTCAAAATCTCTGAGATACCTAACATTGTTTATTCCCTATCATTTCTTTCTTCGAGGAGTCTTTCCACTCCAACCTGTATAGACCATTTACCGCTCAAACTTTTTGTGTATGTGCGAGTTGAGCCGCTTTTTGTTGTTTTAACTTTACTGATCTTTGGTGGCCCAACTCTTTTTCTTACCATTAAAAATCACCTACACATTCCAAAAGGTTCTTCAAACGATTTTCTACAAAATAGTTGAACAGTTTGCTACGATCTTTCTTCTGAGTATTGTACTGTTCCAGAACTTGCTCTGAGATTTCAGTAGGAATACAATCAAGATCGATCAACTGTTGATTGCGCTTATAGTTACGCAGCATGGTTTCATTGCAGAACTGTTCAGGTTCTTGAAGAATCCAAGAAGACAGCTTCTTAGCAGACACAGGAGACTGCCGAATGCCCATAACGAACACATTATCAGCCGATAGAAAGTTGGGAATGCCATCAGATGCATCGCCCTTCATGATATGTTCTTTGAGGAACAAGTCAGGATTGGTACAAGTAATGTACTTCTTGAGGACAGGGCTATATTGCTTGACGTTAGGATACTTCTGCAACTGACCAAAGTCTTTATCGCCAGACAGCACCAAAATGTTTTCACGCAAATGATACTCTTTGACAAGAGTAGCGATAACATCATCAGCTTCAGCGTGTTCTACCTGAATGACTTTGTAAGGAAAGAAGTCCTTGATTTCTTGACGAATCTTGTTGAGTGTTTCAAACACTGCATTCCAGTCAAGTTCAGAAGCATCGCGTTCCTTCTTGCGATTAGCTTTGTAATAAGGATAAACTTGCTTGCGCCAGTAGTTCTTGTCATCACAAGCAATGACCATCTCACCAAACTCGGCAGTAAACTTTACCTTGTGTGCGCGTAGAGCGTTCAACACCATATGCCGAATGATATCTTCTTCGATCTTGACATTTTTATGGTTACCGATCTGGACCATAAGAGTCGAAATCATGACTTGTGACAAATCTAGGATAATCATGTTAGGTTGTTCTCACGTTGTTATGATCTATATATACAACATTTTTAGATCATTGTAAAGAGTTATTCGTCAAAATATTCTTCATCGATGTCTGGAAAGTCAATCAACTGTTCTGCTGCTTGTTGCAGCCCATGATTGACTCCCATACTCTTGAGGATCAATGACCGTAGGGATTCGATGACTAGTGCAACATCTTTGCTGAAGTCATCGTCATCAAAGTTGAACCCTAGCATACCAATCTTATAGAACAACTCTTCGGTCATCTCATCCGTCACGAAATGAACAAACTCTATTTTGTTTAGAAGAGCCTGCTCTCTCATCTCTTCAAGATGATCTTGGGTAAAGTTTGTTCTATTTTTCAACGGGAACTGAATGATGTTTGAACGTATCTCAACAGAAACATTAGTAGAAATAGCTGTGTTGGTATTCACACAAGTCTCCTCTCTACCATTACTTATTTTTTAGAGATTCTAGAAGACCCGACCATTCCATTGCTTTAGTGTTCCAGTTGTATGTACGATCTGCTTGGATTTTCTGTAGATAAAGATCCTGTGCAATCAAGTCTCTTTGATTACGCATAACGTTGATACCCTGTGAAAGAACCTGATAGAATGAGTTTGCATGATGATTCTTATCTTCGCTCCACTGATACATCCATGTCAAGCCCATAGAAGTTTCTGGTAGTGCTGCTAGATTAGGATGAATGCAGAGTAGACCAGCAGACATAGCTTCGATCAAACAGAGACAGGAGGTTTCTTTCCAGATTGAAGGATATGCAAAGATGTCTGCGTTCAACAATGCGCTGCGCAAATCTTCGTTGCTTACAGAGCCGTGATAGTTAATCTGTGGATGCTGGCGACAGACTTCAAACAGGTCTTCATACTGTTGATCGCGTTGTTCCCAACCATACAACTTGAATGATGAATAGACATCCAATGTGATGTTAGGATCGTTCTCGGCTAGCTTGATGAAGACTGGTACCAGAATATCTAGACCACGATGTGGAGTAGGTGTGTAGATCAATCGGATCTTTTTATCATCTACAGTCTTTGCTGTAGTGTCGATAGGTTCAATAGAGTTTTTAATGACAACAGAATCGCTATATGGTACACCACGAACGTTGTTGTATTGTTCCATCTGCCAGTTTGAAACGAAAACAAACTTATCAAACTTCTTACGGTACATGGGATCAGAAAGTCGCGACGACTCTGGATCTTCTGGTAGATCGTGACAGTAGTAAATCTTCGTCTTGGTTTCGTCTAGTTCACGAGCGCGTGAGAAAACAATCTGTGTGTCTTCTAGAAGTTCACGAGGAACACCACCCGCATATAGACGTTCTTGTAGTAGTTCTGTACCACCCTTTGAGTTCTTGTTTAACTCATTACGTTCCATTAGGTCATGATTGCTCATTTGGTTCCACCGCTTCCATTTCTTCTGTTAGTTTTTGATGATAAAGTTCATAGGTTTCTATCATCAGTGACGCCACTGCGAGGCTGCTAATACGTGCTGCAATGTTGATCACGATCCACTTAGCAATAAATGCTCGGATATATTCCCAGCGTGTTAGTTCGTTCATTATACAAAAAACCCTACACTGAAATCAACAACAGAATCTTTGCGGAATGATCGCCAGCCACTGTTCTCTAGATCCCATACTGAAATGACATCTGGATTTGATTTACGAGTTTGAGATTGTTCATCAAGATTCTGTTCTGGTAGAATCTCTGGAGAAAGAGTGCAAAGCATTTTACGTACTGTTCCGTCCTTCTTTGTGAAGTTGACTTGACAGATGTTATGCTTTAGATCATCCAAGAAGGACGTTGGTAGATTCGTTTTTGATTCGTTCATTGAGTTCATTATACCCTCCAATGTATGTTTCATTATAAAAAATCTGTGGTACTGTGCGCGCATGTGGCACTTCAGTTAGTAGACGATTCTTTGTTTCTTCGTCTGTGATATCCATTTCAACGAATGGAATGGACTTTGATGTGAGAAGATTTTTGGCTGCTGTACAGTTTGAGCATCCTGGCTTTGAGTATACTTTATACATAGTCGATCCTGTATGTTTTGTCAAGAGATAAAGGGGCAGCCGAAGCCACCCCTAAATCTATTTATGCGATTTTATAGAATATGTGATGACCTATCGTCACAACTCTCTTGTACTTCCAATGTGGATTTACATAGTTTGCATGATAGAAGATTGCGCCATTAATGTTGTCTCCTACATGTCCGTAGTAAACAGAACGAGCAACTTGCTTATTCTTTTCATATAGGTCTTGATATACAATCTTAGGATGGTGATGAATCCAGCTAAACTGGTGTTTCATAGCAATAACTTCACATGGAGTTTTAGCATAGCCTTGTTTTACACGATTCATTATTACATTTGCAACTGCAACCTGACCATTTAGTGGCTCACCACGGGCTTCAAAATAGATTGTCTGTGCTACGCATTCTAGTTGCGCTTGATCGTGTTTTGGTGTTTGTGCCATTGCTTGTGGTATTACAACCAACAGTGCGAGAGTGGCAATCGCCTTGAAGATTTTATTTAGGTAAGACATTTCTTCCCTCTTAGGTTCGAAGACCTAGGCGACAACTGAAAGTCTTATAGGGTATCTCAACCCGTACAGACAGCTATGCTATGAGAAGATACAAAGTAAATGTATATGGTATCTTCTACATCCATTTCCCTCTTACTGGAAATGCAAGATCGTCGTTGTTTCGTTTGAATCATATCGATAGTATAACGTGATACTGTAGATATAATGCTTACTAGCCATCGCAGACTTGAAGCGTTGTAAGAGTACAATGGAAGTAGAACTTCCAATGGTATTTATATGAGACATATTCTAGACCGTGCCTAGGTTGATCGCGAATACGTCTGCGCTTCCATCTCGGCGCAGATTGACACTTACTCCTCATCCCTGGAGCAGTTATCGGATAGTCCTCTTTGGTGCGCTTATGGTGGATTCCATCCAGAGGCGTAAGAGGCTCAGAAAACCCATACATATGTAACAGAGGTATGGGTCATATTGTCTTTACTTATACACTAGTTTTACGTGGTTGTCTAGTCTTTTTTGGAGCA